AATTCTTCCTTCATAAAACAAAAAACCCTAAGATTTTGGTCTTAGGGTTCAGGTAAATGCTATAAGGTTACATTTAGTTCTTACCTGAACCCTCCGATAAAGCCGTAATTATAGGCGCGGCTATCACAGGGCAATGACCACACGGCCTGCTCTGGTTTCACTGTTCCGATAATATGGCTATACTTATTCATGATAAATCTATTTATACATCGCGTATAAAAAGGGTATTTTATTGCGTTTTTTTCGTATTTTCAACTATTTTGGGCAACTTCGGCTTTCTTTTTCACGGGCCTGCCGTAAAAAATGTGATTGCCTATGGTCATTATACGACGGTATGCCCAATTGGGGTCAACTGTGGTGTTGTGAAAAAACAACACGCTTCCAGGTATGTCCTCACGCCAACGATCTTCTAGTATGACTTGACGGGCTATTTCTTCTGCTTGCTTGTATCTGACATTATGCTTGCCAGGATGTTCTTTACCCTCACATACCCAACTGAACTGACATAGCTTGCGTGTTGTGGCAGGATCTTCTGGATGCGGAACATAATGAGCTTGATAGATAACTTTACAAGGACTGCTGGCAAATCCATGTCGAACACGGTTCATGACCACTCGGGCCACTGCAACCTGGCCCATGAAAGGCTCGCTACCAGCCTCGTGGTAAATATTAAGGGCCATACACTTGATTTGCTCTGCGTGTTTTTTCATTTGAACTGCATATTGTTCAGCGTGTTTGGCAGCGGCTATCTCTGCTTGAACGGCCAATTCAGCAAGCCTGATTTGTTCTCTTTTATGGATAGTATGAGACATAAATCCCACTACTACTCCTAAAAGTATAAAGGTGGCTATGACTAGTGAAAAATTATTCTTAATCATGATATCTCCTTTTTTAGTTTGGCTCTTGCCAACACTCGCAATTGCAATTGGTTACATCTTGTATTGCTTGATCTGGAGTCAGACTTGAGGGAATACTTCCTCCCTCATCTACAACTTTAGTTGTTAAATTATTTGGCACAGGATCTTGACTGTTGCCAGCATAGGGATTAGTAACCCAGCTGCCAGGAACAATAGGGCCACCCGGGCGCACTGGCTGTGGCGGGGGATCAATTACTATGATTGGGGGTAAATCAGGATTATAGCAAGGATCGCATGATATTACTGGAATACTAACAATAGCCCCATCAATTATTACAGGAATGCCACAAACTAATGTATTGCAGAATACCTCTCCTCCAAAAACTCCTCCTTGGGGATAAACAAAAATACCAGGAGGAGTTTCACTAGAATAACCAGACCCATTAATTAGCACTTCAATTTCTGTTACTAGACCGATTCCATTCACAATTGCTCTTGCAGTTGCCTGTGTGGGCACAGATGCATCGGGAACATCATTATTAACATCAGTGCCCACATTGATTAGGCGTCTGGCATTACGAGCTTCACGTTGGCCTGCAACCATACTTTGGCCACCCACATCATCAAGATCACTTATGGCATCAATGATGGGAGCAATTTCGCAATAATTTGTATTTTGAGCATATTCTTCCAACGAACGAACGTAAGCATCAATATCACTACGATTGGCTCCACTAAATATTTCACCCGTGTATGGAACAGAAAGAGGCATAGCTCGTTGCTCTAGGCATTGTTGAGTACCAATTCTGTCCCAGTAGTAATTGAGCTTGCTGACGGCCTCTGGATTGGCATTCTGAATACGTAGTATTTCTAGATTTGCGCCATCAACCAAATTCTGCACCGTGCCGTCTAGTATTCCATTACCAGGATAACCATTATATTCTTCCTCAAAGGAATAACTATACTGCCCTGCAGTGCCCACACCTGGTGCTAGTCCTGGCCAACCAGGATAAGGCAGTGGGCTGTAGAAATAACCACCTGCCTGCACGTTTCCGAAACTTACATCTAGATAAGCAGCAGTGTAGGTTTCAAATACACCAGGACTTACCTCACGAGTGGCCGACAAGCTGCCGGCGGCTGTTACGAAGTTAAAACCAGTTGTTCCAAGGTTGTATGTGCAGGGTTCATATCTCCAACCCACGGGTATGCCATTTACATTACCACCATTGTCACTATACCATCTTGTGGGGAATGTGGGAAATCCAGTCCATGCGGGGGGATTTGTGCTTGATGATAGAAACTTTCTTGGTAATAGGTTAATGGTGCTTTCAACCTTGACAGTGTTGGGCCCTAGTATCTCAGTAATAATGTATGAAGTTGAGTTACCACTGTTACCACCATCACTGGAAACCGAACCACTAAAGTGCATCAACTGCCCTGTACTATATGATGCTTTGAAATCAGTAGTGGGCAGTTGATCTGCTTGATCACTTCGACCAGAAGCAGTGGCTGTTATGCTATAAACATTAATAGGCAATGGTCCAATAGTAACAATATTTCTCACAGTACCAATACAAGAGAAGCTGCTGTTTTGATTGGCATTTACTGTGAATAAATCATATGTGTATTGCGGATTAATTCCTGTAGTATTGATTTCGGCATCAGGATAACCTTTGCCACGACCAATTAATGCCCAATTGTTAAACAAACTTTTTTGATAAAGCTTTCTATAAACATTCGTGAGTGGTGTTGTTTGAAGTTGTTGCAATAGTGCCTGTGCTGGTGCATACCAGTCACGATAGGGCCAGCCACTCATGGCTCCCAAGAAATCAGCAAACCTAAACATGCCCATGCTACCTGAACCCAGCGCAATACGAGCAAGTTCCTGATCTGCCAATTCAACATTGCCCGGGACACCAGTGTTAGTATTGATTAAAGGCAAATCTTTGTTTGTAACTTCTAAGTTAGCAATAGCCTGGCTCAGAGCCTCGACATTCATTTGTTGAATATTTTTTACCTGGCACATTGTACACATGAAAGCACCAGCAGCTTTTGCTATGTCTATGGGCAAAATACCTTCAAGGTAAGCCCCCCAATTATCAATTCTATTATTAGTGGACACTCCATTATAAATGAAATCGTAAATTTTTGCGCTGTTGTTTTCTAAACTGTAGCGAGGTACAGTCAGAGACATATAACTGTTGGGGAACATACGACGAGGATTTAACAAATCAGCAAGGGATGTTAGTCCCTCTGTAGCAATATTCAGAATTACTCTGATGTTGATCAAATCCTCACCTTGTATCAGCAAGAAGGCTTCATATATTTTTCTTTCCTGTTCAACAGTAACAAGACTTGTGGGTTGTAAAATTAGTTCTAATTCTGTAGTATCAAGATTTTGATACATCAAGGCAAACTTTAAAGCATCAGTTAGTGCGCTATTGGCCTGCAAATGCTTTAAGAATGAACTAGGTAGTCCAAACTCATTAATAGTTGCAAGATTTATGGTCTTGCCAAGGTTAATCATGTCATTGCCGAAATCTCTGAATGCCAGATTGACCCCAGCAAGATCCGCAGTAGTCAAATCATTAATATTACTATACGTGCCTTTTAGGAAAGTTTTCGTTTCATAAAAACTTACAATCTTCATGTTGGTCATTGTCTGCCAACCGTAATTCTGATTTATACTTCGGCAAAATTCATAGTATTGATTACTACGGCGTGCTGAATATTCACTCCAGAATTGATAATAGCCCTGGCGTGCCACAGTGGCCATGTATCCAAATCTAAAATATTCGTCATACTCAATCTTGTTTTTATCTCTATTACGCCAGGGCATTGTACCTGCAAGATCAGGTCGAGGAAAATAGGCAGCACCATAAGAATCCAGATCAACACCGTTAATATTAGGATCTTGGCGGTTTTGAACACTACCAAATGCATTATTTTGCTGCCAGGGGTTTATACCAGGCCAGCCTGTAACCCAAGCATACTCTTGGTAGTATTGATAGGGTTGCTCATAAGCTGCAAATCCACCGTAAGTGGGATCAGTGGTCGCACCAGGTCCTGGTACTAAACTACTCCAATTTTGATATACATAGCTATGTTCGGGACTGGCTGGATAACTAAATGGGGGATAGGTACTTTCAACTAAATTCCAGTTACCACTACCCGGACTTGGTGCATAATTGTAAAATTGATCAGGTGTTCCTGTGGTTTCTTTAAATGTACCATACCCCGGGAACCAAGTAATAAATTTATCAGGTCTGCTATTGCCTAATGCAGGGCAGTTTATACGATTATTGTTGCGGCGACTATCATTGGGACGACCTATTTTGATAGTGTTTCGAAATACAGGAACGCACAATACATCAACAGCAGCACTGTTTGTGCTAGGGGTACCAGCATAAAAGTTAGGCAATGCACTAGTGAGAATCCCTGTGCAGTTTGTGCTAGTAATAGTTCCTTGATTATACGATCCAGCTGTGGGGGTTGTATAAGGTGTTCCCGCAGTCCAAACTCCCTGAAAACCCACTGCTGTAGGATTTAGTCTAAATCCTTTATTTACTGTGAGTTGGCTTTCAACATTTAGTTGTAAGGGAGATTTTTTGCCGCTGTTGCTCATCTATTAGCCTACTATTACATCAGTGCTGCCCATGGCTAGAGGAAATCCGCAAGTAGTTGAACCCAAAGACCTCAAAACAGGAGCATTTTGTGCGCTGACTGAGCCACTGCCAGTTAAAGTAAACACAATTATATGTTTGGGTTTTGGCTTACCTGGATGTGGCTTAATAGGACTGGGATGAATTCCCACAGGCACATTATTACACAAAACATTTGTGGCTGGTCTTAAAACACGGCCTCTATCAAATGTCGAATCTTGCATGAATCTGATGCATGGCATTCCCATAATTTTATCCTAACACGATTTTTTTACTGGTTGTAGCTATACCTGTAGTAGCCTCTATGTATTTAAGTCGTATGCTATCCACAGTAGGGCTATACATTGTAATTGCTCTAGTATTTAGCCTGACAGATTTCTCTGGTTCCGCAGTGAACATACTGGGCATCAAACCCATCCCTTGATGACTGGGAGCCACACTTAGGGGATGGCTCAAAGTCAAAATATTTTCTGAAACTTCTAAAACTTTACCAACTAATTCTTCACCGCTGGAAAGCTTAAATGTATAGACTTCGTTAATTTCAATGTCGTTCATGATAATTTTGCCCGTAGTTCTGTAAATCCACCCACGTGCTCATCATCAAGAAAAATTTGTGGAAGGCTTCGTGCGCTGGGTACTGCTTCAAACAGTTGTTCTCGTGTCCAGGGACCTTGACTAATATTTCTTTCTTCGTAATCAATACCCCGGGATTTCAATAGGTTTTTGGCCTGATCGCAAAAGGGACAGGCATCCTTGCTCCATACTATGGCTCGCATTGTGGCTCCTTTATAATACTTAGTATTATAGATCAGGTAGCAAAAGTTTGTCAACAGTGTCACTCATGACACCAATTACATAGCTAGTACTTTCGGTTTCTTGTAGAGCAGCTTGTTTCTTGTTTAAATTAACATGCTTGTTAAACCAAGGAATGGGGTTAGTGCGTGGATGTGTGCCTTGATATTTAATGCCTATATCGCGCAGACGATTGAAAGCAGTCCAATCTACAAAGTCACGCAAAATTTCAGCATTCAAGCCGATAACTGGGCCCTTCTTAAACAGATAGTCTGCCCAATTCTTTTCTTCTGTGATGACTTCCTGGTACAGTGCATAAACTTCTTCAGTAGTTTCTTGTGCAATCTGAGCAAAATCTGGATCATCCTTGACCACTTGGTTGATGATCCAGGCAGTCCATTCAGTATGCAACAATTCGTCCTGTAGGATCAGGCTGATGATATTGCCATTACCAATATAAATTTTGTTTTCAACCATGGCAAGACTAGTAGCAAAACTCACCATGAAGCGGAATGCCTCTAGTGCATAACTGGCATGCAGAGCCATCCAGATAGCACGTTTATGTTCCTGTAAGTCAACTGTCTCGCCTAGTTCTTTGCGGCAATTCAACTGATGCAATTCTTCATAGTAACGACCTACATTAGCAGCCATCTGAACTATTTCATCGGTATCGTGGATAGTGTTGAATACTTCCTTGGGTACACCATAAATGTTGCGAATGATGTGGCTGTAACTCTTGCTGTGGATGGCGGTTTCAAAGAAACTCCAATTACTAACTAATGCTTCCAATTCAGGAATGCTGATAACTGGCGTGAAAACCTGTGCTGGTGCACGACCTTGAATACTATCTAGTGCAGTCTGACGCAACAAGTTGCTGGTAAAAATATGTTTTACTGCCTCTGTAGAATCCTTGTGATCAATCTTGTCCTGGGTCAGTGTAATTTCTTCTGGAACCCAAAAGAATCCACGTGCAGTTTCCTCAAACTTTTGCAGTTTGGGATACTTGACTTCTTCAAATCTCTGCACAGTTACTGGACCAGCTGGGTCCAAAAACATGTGACGCTTTAAATAGTTTGTGTGTTTGCTTAAATTATATTGTTCAATGCTCATAGTTTACATGCCTCGCAGTTTTCTTCATCTAATTCTTCTACAGGAGGACTGAATGTGATTATATTGTCCTGTGATTTTTCCGTCAGTGCAGCCTTGGCGCCCATCTTGTTAATCAAGCTGTAATAGTATGTCTTGAGGCCCCAGTGAATGCCCAACATTAGGTTACGGGCAACTGTAGTTGCTGGTACCTTGCCTCCATCATAGTGAGCGGGGTTATAGAATGTGTTAGTACTGATACTCTGATCTACATAAGCAGCCAGAACGGCAGCAGTTTTCAGATAGTCAACGCAATCAGTTTGCTCCCACATCAATTGATAGCGGTTCTTGAGTCGCTTGTAGTCTGGTACAACTTGAACAAAACTACCAGCCTTGCTCTCTTTGACGCTGATCAACTCCATGGGCATTTCAATGCCATTGGTACTGTTTAAGACCACGCTGCTACTTTCAACTGGAGCGATAGCCATGAGGGTAGCATTGCGAATGCCGCTACGCTTCATGCGCTCACGCAGTGGTTCCCAATCAATACTGGGAGTGAAATCTGTGAGTTCATTGACGCCCTCTGCACGGCGTTCCCAAGGGAACACACCACGCCCGTACCATGTATGCTGGCTACGCTCACAAGCACCACGCTCTTCGGCCAGTTCAACACTGGCTTCAGTCAAGTAGTATGCCTGATGTTCCATCCAGCGTTTTACATCAGCTAGTGCAGGTGCATCGCCATAACGATAACTACGGCGGGCATGCCAATAGGCTAAGTTAGTGATACCTACACCTAGTGGCTCAAAATCTTGGTTAGCTAACTTGCTCTGAATACTTAAGAAGTCTTGGTAGTTCAGCAGGTTGCTCAAGCTGCGAACCAGCACACGGCAGGCCTTACGCATGTCTTGTGGATTACGGAATGCACCCCAGTTGATACTGCCCAGAGTACACAGAGCAATACGTCCACGTTCATCCTCTAAACGCTGGAATGGTCTCGTGGGCAACAGGATTTCCTGGCACAGGTTACTCTGATAAACTGGATCTGTACTGCAATCAAATGGTCCTTGAGCAATCACATTGTCAATATTGACCATGTAGATGCGACCAGTATCAGTGCGCTCTTTCAAAATGCCATTCTTGAACATTTCTTCAGCACTCAGAACCTTACGCTTGAGACTAGTATCCTTCTCGTACTTGGCATACAGGCGCTCAAACTCTGCTGTGTCACGATAGAATGCCTGGTACAGGTCTGGCACTTGATGTGGGTCAAACAGAGTGATGTTCTCACCATTTTTGTAACGGCGCCAAAACATGCGATTGATCACAACACTGTAGTCCATCTGACGCACACGGGTTTCCTCAGTGCCCTGATTGTTCTTCAACACAATCAGGTCCTCAAACTGAGCATGCCAGATGGGAAATGTAACTGTACAACTGGCGTTACGAATGCCACCTTGACTGCAACTACGCAGGTCGGCGAACCACTTCTTTAAGAAGGGGATCATGCCAGTGTGCTTGATTTCGCCATTGCGAATGGGTGCACCTAGTGGGCGAATGCGACCAATTTCTAAGCCAATGCCAGCACGTTTGCTGGCATACTTGGCCATCATTTCGCCCGCGGCAAATATGCTATCAAGAGTGTCGTCGCTGCTAATGAGAACACAACTGGAGAACTGTTTGGTAGTAGTACCAAGGCCAGCAAGAACTGGAGTAGCCAGAGTAAAATGACCATCACTCGCACATTCATAATATTCCTTTACATATTTAAGTCTTTTTTCAGCAGTCTCAGCGTGAAAGGCTGTCGCCGCTGCCACCGCATATCTCACCTGAGGTGTTTCATAGATTCGGCTAGTTGCACGGTTCTGTACCAGATACTTTTCACACAGTTGTGCGATGGCAGCATAGGTATAATTCTCGTCTTTGGCATGATCCACAAATAGATCAATAATGTCCCATTCGGCCTCAGTGTACCATTCCAGTAATTCTGGAGTGTACATACCCAGTTCAACATTACGCTTTACAATTTCGTACAATCGTGGTGGTGTGTAATGTCCATAAACTTCTTTACGTAGCATGCTCACGCGCTGTCTGCCTGCTACATACTGATAATTTACATTGTTTATATCGTTGTTTTCACTTTCGTCAATTAGGTCTACCATTGCCTTTAACAAAAGTTCGTCAATGGTATTGGTACTAATCCCGTCATGAAATTGAATCTGGGCGCGAATTTCAATCATGCTGGGACTAACACCATCAATGCCTCGGCAACCATATTGAACTTGTCGTTGAATTTTGCTGATATCAAGTGGAACTCGTTCGCCGCTGCGCTTGATTACGTGTATGGTCATAGTGTGTCCTTGTTATATTTTTTGTTGTAAATGAGAGATATCTAATTTACGAATGATTTTGAAGTCTGTAAAGTTATTACTTAGTACTGTATGTGGATGATAATTCAGCACATATTTTGCATGGCCTACTAATACTATATCATATTCGTCACCGTACGGATCGCTGGCTTGCACCAATTCTATATCCGTAAAATCACTCATTAGGAGAGTATAGCAAATGCCCAAGGCTCGTGTCAACGTGCAATATGTATTTTCGGATAACAATGTCCAGGGATCAGGCCAACTATTTTGGTCAGCCCAGTGTAGATAATGATTTACCAGTGGTGCTTGTTGCCACCAGTCATCTACATGAACGCAGGCATTTGGAAGTGACTCACCGCGTATGATTAAACGTAAATTTTTCCAGTCTCGCAGGCGCTCGTCAAACCCGCTTTGAAATACATTCATTGTTATTATTATAATTGCCAGGGTCTGCCAGGCGCAGGTAATAGGGCGCGTGCTGCCCAGGTGGTGAAAACGTTGTATTGTCTATAGTACGGTTGTCCTACTGCACTGCGTATGGGCTCGCTTACATCTAAAAGTTTTAAACTGGCTTTGGCTTCTTGTAGGGTAAGACCCTGAGCTATAGCCAATGCCGGAGCATTAGTTTCTATATAATCATTCCAGTTTGTATATCCACTAGGGGTTGGTGGCAGTGCCATATTTTACTCCTAGAGATATTTATCGTGGGTATCCACGGAAGGAACTAACCGGACTCTGTTTTTGAACATCAGTACTTTCTCGGCTGCCCTCTACACCTATACGAACTTTTTTGCCAGATACACCAATTTGTTTTAGTGCATCGTCAATAATCTCACCTATATTGGGATCAAAACTAACAACCACTTCATGATCAGCAAATACTTCATCCAAATCAGTCTTTTTGAAATCACCGATACCATCGTCCAGACGCTGCTGACGACCACGTGCGCTGGCAATAGCTACACCGAACTTATATTGATCGTAAGGATTGTTACTACTGAGTGCTGGTATACTGAACGCTTGTGGTAG